GACGCTGGCCGAGCCAGTACGTGTGCCCCAAAGCCGCAGGTACGCCGGAGCGTCCGGGACCGTGGCAATGATCTGGGGGATGCCTGTGTCCGGGAACTGCCCGAGGTTGCTGAAGGTCACCGCCTCACCCGAGAGCGCCACGGCGCTGGGGACACCAACAGGGGCAGCCCAGGCGCCCGCGACGTGGCGCAGCATGTAGGCCGAGGCCCAGCGTGTCGGCAGGATGTTGCCGGCAGAGTAGTTGAAGTCCACGAGGTAGTACGGACCCCTGCCATAGACCCCGGTGTAGATGTCCACGAGGTTCTGCAGGTCAGTGGTCCCGGCCTTGTACTCCAGCTTGTAGCGGAGGTAGGGCGTGGGCGCCTCATAAACGTGGCGTCCGCCGGATACCAGAGTGGTCTCCTCAATGTCCCGTCCGTGGTCCCATCCCATCCCCGCCTCGGGGTAGGGAATCGGCAGCATTCTTCCGAGCGGGCCGAACAGCATGGTCTTGGCGGTCATTAGCGTTGTCCTTCTGCAGCAAGTTGCCGGTTGCCGGCGTTGGCGGATTCCGCGATGACGCGGTTCTCGGTGAACAGCTTGATTTCCTGACGCATCTCGGCCATGGCCGACAGGGTGGCCGCGCCGAGCTCCACCACGGAGTCGCGGATCGAGCCGGCCCCGCCGCCCGCGCCGGAGGGTGAGCCGCCCATGCTGAACTTGGGCAGGCTCATGGTGCGGATCGCATTCATGAAGTCGAGGCCGTAGTAGTCCACGGCAGGCTCGGGCTGGATGAACTCGCGCGAGCGAATCCCGATCAGGCCCTTGCCGTCCACGCTGGCCATGAGGTTATCCACGGTGGGGTCGCTCGGGGAGCGGCCGGGAACCTGCCCGCCGCCGTAGAAGCCCCGCATGGCCTTGCCGGCGAGGCCGCCCGTGTAGGCGCCGCCGCGCAGGCTGCCGTTCTGCCGACCGCCGATGGAGGAGCCCGTGCCTGCAGGGTCTTTCAGCGTGATCTGCAGGTTCGCCTCGGCGCGGGCAATCGCCCTCGCAACGTGTGCGTCGAAGGAGCTTGTGTCAGCCGCAACAGGGATCACCACACCCCGGCCTGCCCGGTCCATCTGCGCCTGAACCCCGCCGATGGCTCCCGAGGCCTGCCCGGTGTCAGCGGTAACCGTCGTGGGCTTGACCCGGGGCACCGCGTTGACGACGCCGATGTAGCGTTCGAGTGAGCCCTGCAGGTTGCCCACGGCAGCCTTGTTGAGACCCAGCTGCCCCGCGTCGATCTGGTACTGGGCCGTCAGGCCCTGTGCGTACCGGCGGACCTCATCGGTGGTGTGACCGGCGGCAGCGTAGGCGCCAATCATGTCGATGACCTTGGTTTCGAGGTTGCGCAGCGCCTCGCGGTTGGCGATGGCCGCATCCGAGTAGCCGGTGAGCAGTCCAATGCCAGCCTGTACCGTCGCCGCTTCCTTGTTGGAGGCGTCGATTTCCTTCTGCTTCGCGGCAGCGTTGTTCAGGGACTCCTGGGCCTGCTGGCCGTAGTCGGCAGCCCGGTCCACCTCGCCGTACTTCATCGAGATGCCCTGCTCGATCTTGGCCTTGTTGGCTGAGATGAGCTCCTTGTCGCGCTCATCGTTCAGCTCGCGCACCTTGTCCCGCAGGTCAGCCACCTGCTTGATTTCATCCTCGCGCTTTTTGGCGATGGCGTTGAGCGCGGAGTGGTAATCGTCGGTGGCCTTGGTCAGCCCGTACTGCTGGTTGTAGGCAGACATCAGCGCGGTCTTCAGGCGGTTGCCGTAGTCCTCCGCTGCCTGCACCGCGTCGTCAATTCCGTCCGCGATGTCCTTGGCTGCATCCTTGGCGGACTTGCCGGCCTTCTTGGCTGCGTCGGCTGCTTTGTTGTAGCCGTCAGCGATGCCGCGCATGGGCGTGGAGGGAATGGCGGGCCGTACCTGCACCGGAGCCTTGACAGCCCGGGGCACCGCCGCCGTGGCGGTGATCTGGCCGTACTGGGCCTTCTGGGCCGGGCTCATCGAGCCCTCGCCGTCAGCGAGGCCGACGCCGCCGTTCATCTCCGTCTGCAGGTGTGCCAGCTCGGTGCGGGCGTAGGCAACAAAGTTCTGGACGTTGGCGATGGCAGCGCTGGTGTCAGCGTCCACCGGAGCCACATAGGTGTCGTTGGTGATCGCCAGCAGGAGGTTTTCAATTTCCCTCGCCTTGTCGGAGGCAGGGTTGGTCACGGCGTCCATCACCACGTCGTAGGGCATTCCGGTGATCTGGACCAGCGCGTTCACGAGGACATCGAGCTGTGTCTCCAGATCGGTGGAGTTGACGCCGAGCTTGACGCTGATGTCGCCGTTGGATGCGAGCCAGTTCTTGACCAGGTTCATGGAGTTGGTGGTCGAGCTGACAACCTGCGCCTGATCCACGGTCACGGGCACACTGACCGGGCTGCCTCCGATGATGGCCTCGAACTTGGCGCGGGTCTGCTCGGCCAGCTGCTCGACGTAGGAGGTGTCCCCGCCGTAGGCGCGGATTTCCTTGACGAGGCCCTGCACGAAATCTGCGTAGCCCTGCGCCGCTTCCTGCGCAGACAGCTGATCGGTTTCCTTCAGCTGGTTGTAGTAGTCCCTCGCCTTGCTCAGTGCATCCTGGAAGTTCTGGATGTTATCGCGCCCGCCCTCGGACATGGGGGAGTACGACTGCGACTTCTGCAGCCCCTCACCGATGTTGGCGAGGGCCGACTGCAGGGCAGCCTCGGAGTTGATGGTGCCGAAGACCTCATCGTTGAGTGCCTTCAGGGCATCGGTCATCTTGTCGATGTCCGTGGCGCCGTCCTCGAACTCGCTTGCCGCGTCGTTGACGCCCTTGCCGGCCAGCGGGGCAGCTGCCGCTACGTCCTTCAGTCCCTTGGCAGCGGTGCTTTCCGAGTTGGCCATTTCCGTGGCCACGCGGCCCAGCCAGCCGTAGGCGTCGGTCTTGAACTTGTCGAAGCCGGCCTTGCCCTTCAGCTCCTCCATCTTGGCCTTGAACTTCTCAGCTGAGTCGGTGCCGCCGGCAACGGCGTCCACGATGTCGTTGAAGTTCACGTCCACCGAGCGCGCCACCTCGGTGACGCTCTGGCCGAGCTTGTGGAAGGCGATGTCGCCCTCGGTGATGGAGAGCTGGACCTTGCGGTTGTTCAGCGCCTCCGCGACGGAGCGGCGTCCCGCGTCCGCACCCTGCTGCATGGCATCGGCAATGGACTTGCCTGCCTGCTCGGCCTCAATCGAGGCGTTGATGAATCCGCCTACCAGCACGGCCAGCGCGCCGACAGCGATACCGATGGGGCCACCCGCCATGCCCAGCAGCGCGGAGCCGGCGCCCTTGATGCCGCCCGTGGCCCTGCCGGTTGAGGTTGCGAGGACACCGAAGGAGCCGGCGGCGCCGGAGCGCAGCTGGGCCGAGGTGGTGGTGGAGGCAATCATCAGCGCGCGGTTAGCGCCCACCTGCTCCAGCAAGGCGCGGGACTGCTGCTCGGTGGCGCCCTTGGCGATGAGCATGGTCTGGGCCAGCGTGCGTACCTGGTTGCCCAGCGCCAGCCCGCCGCCCATGCCGCGAGCGGCAGCCTGCTGGAAGCCGATCATGCCGGCCATCACGAAAGCCTGCGCGGCCTTGAAGCTGAGGAACAGTGCCGTCACCGAGGCAATGGCCATCAGCACCTGGAGCAGCTTCCCGATGGGGGTGATGCTCCCGTCAGCGTTCTCGGAGATAGACCGGAGCCCGATGGCCACGTTCTTCGCCATGTCCACGAACAGGCCCAGAGGGGCCAGCGCCCCGCCGCCGAGGGTGTCCCCGAGGTTCTTCCAGGCGTTGGACATTTCGGTCAGGTGGGCAACGATGGTCTCGAAGACCGGCTTCGACATCTCGTTCAGGGCGGTGCCCTCTTTGAAGCCCTCGTTGGCGTAGCCCATGGACTTCACCAGCACGTCGTTGCCGACAGCGAGCTTGGTCAGGGCGTCCGAGACGCGGAGTTCCTTGATGCCGAGGTCATCGAGCGTGGTGGTCAGCTCGCCGTTCTTCTGCAGGGTGGTGTTCAGCCCTGCAATCATGTCCGTGAAGAACTTGGAGGAGTCGGTCTTCCACAGGGTGGCAGCCTGATCGCCCGTGATGCCCAACAGCTTGCCGTACTTCTCCAGCCGGGGTGAGCCCTCGGCCACGTCACGGTTGATGTTGGCGAACACCTTGGTCAGCGCGCCTCGGGCAAGTTCCGGGCGGACGCGGACAGAGGCGAGGGCAGCCGAGAGGCCGGTGACCTCAGATGCGCTCATGCCGGCGGCGGCGCCCAGGGGGCCGATCTGGTTCAGCATGGCGGCGATTTCGGGATCAGTCGCCACGGTCTTGGCTCCGACGTAGGCGATGGCTGCGCCAACCCGCTCGAAGAAGTCCGGGAATTTCTGCACGTCCTCGCTGAAGGAGGTCTCCATGCGCCCGAACAGGGTGGCTCCGGTATCAGCCGAGATGCCGGTGACGGCCACAAACTTGGCCGTGGTCTCGGTGAAGGCTGCCAGCTTGTCGTTGGCCACACCCATCTGGGCGCCGAGCTGGGTGATGCGGGTGAGGTCATCGAAGGCCACCGGCATGTCCGTGGCCAGGTCTTTGAGCGAGTCCTTCATGGCGGTCGCTTCTTTCGAGGACTGCTGGAACTCCTCGTTGACGCGAATGACCTGAGCGAAGTCCTTCTGGTACGCGGCAGAGACGGCGGCGGTGGCAGCCGGGATCGCCAGCAGGCCAGCCGAGATGACACCGTAGGTGGCCCCAACGTCGTACATCAGGTAGCGCGAGTTGGACATCGAATCGTGCATGTTGGTCTGCGCGGCGGCAGCCCGCTGGGTGGCCGTGGCGTGGCGCTCTGTGGCCAACGTGGCGCGCGTGGTGGACTCGGCGGTGCGCGCGGTGGCGAGCCCGGCCTGTGCCGTCGCGCGGCCAGCCTGTGCTTCCTGGTTGGCCTTGCGCGCCAGCGTCTCGCCCACCTTGGCGTCAGCTGTGTTGCGGATACCTGCAGCGCGGGCGGCTGCGATGTCCGCCTGCGCGGTCTCCTTGGTGGCGGCAGCAGCCGTGCGCTGGGTCGCCACGAGCTTGGTGAACTGCTGGGCAATGAGAACGATGTTCTGCTTGCCGGCCTTGATGATGCCATCAAGCTCTTTGAGCTGTTCGCCTGTGTTCTTGACCTCCTTGCGGAGAGCAACCAGACCGTCCCTGGCATCCTTGGTGGAGATTTCCACTTTGGCGTCAAACGCACCAGCCACAATTCACCACCAATTCCCTAGATTCTGTTGCCATTCTATCAGTTTGGCTATTTACAAATCTGGAGAAAAAGAGTAAAGCACCAATCCCTACAGATGTGGGGATTGGTGCTTCTCTTACTGCTGGCCGGTTTCCTTGGCCCGACGCTTCATCTCGCGCTCATGCTCGGCTGCGTGCTCCTTGGCCAAGCGCTCGAAGTAGTCCCTGCGGGAGGGTAGCTTCTCGGCCACATCCTCAGCCGGCACAGCGTAGACCACCTGGGATTCCCCGGGCTTCCGGTCCTTGTGCTCCGGCCCGGAGGTCTCCTTGTGCTGGCAGCCGAAGCAGGTGATGGTCTTCAGCTTGTACTCAATCTCAGAACTGGAGGAGTACGCCCACCAGCTGGGCACACCACACTGCTGGCATTTCTCGGCCAGCAGTGTTTCCACCGCGTGGGCGAAGTTGTAGTCAGCCGGGTGAGGCTTGCGAGGGTCTTTCGCCTGCCGGATGACTGCCGTTGGTGACCAGCCCCATTCCTTGGCCGTGAGAACCATCGAGACGTACTCGCGGTTCCTCGGCCAAGTTAGGGCCTCGACAAAAAATCTGCGTCCTGCTCGACCGCGATGTGGAACAGATTGTTGGCGAAGGTCAGCTGCTGCACGAGGTTCTTGATCTTGTCGTACTCGGACTCCAGGTAGGTGTCGAAGATGTGCTTGACATCATCGACCTTCCAGACGTTGGTGTCCTCGGCGCCGTCGTGCTTGCGGACCACCTTGGTGATGGCCGAGGCGATGGTGTCATGGTTCACCGAGTCGTTGCGCTCGATGTTCCGCTCGTGGACCTCCAGCTCGTACTCCTCCTCACCGTCTTCGGTGTTGGGGAAGTTCTTCCGGGCCGGCGGCTTGATTTCCTTGCGCCACTTCTTGTGGATGAGCCGCCACTGCGCGGGGGCGAGCCCTCGGAGGTGGAAGGTCAGCACGGTGCCCTGGAGGGCTTCGAGCAGGCCGGGCACCTTGGCCTCCAGCTCCTCGGCTGCCGCGTTGGCCTCGGCGTAGTCGGGGGCCTCGGTGCCGTCGCCATCGTAGGGCTCGGCCTCCACGCCCTGATCGGCTGCGGCCTCCTCGCGCTTCTGCTTGGCGAAGCGCTCCTTGATGGAGTCCGCCAGGAAGCGCGCCTGCGCCGCGTCGTGGACGGCGATGTTCAGCTCGTGCGCCAGCTTGGCGTCCGAGTACACGTCGATCTTGTCCTGCGGGTAGGTGGCCCCGGTGACGGCCCTGCGGGCGTCGAAGGACTTCTCGGACTTCAGACCTTCTGCGATTTCTGCTGCTGCTTCAATGCTCATTCGGACGGTGCTCCTGAAAATAGTAGTGGCCCCATACCTTGGTAGGTATGAGGCCAATACTATCAAACTACCTAGTAAGGACTAGGCAACGCAGGTGACGTTGGGATAAGCCTCGCCAGCCTTCAGGAACTCCACCTCGATCATCACGGGGGTCTCTCCCGCGTCACCTTCGATGGTCCGGTAGATGTCGTTCTTGAACTTGAACGTCGAAACGATGTCGCCTTCAGCCACCGGCACGTCGGCCTTGGGGCCGTAGCGCGAGACCAGCCAGCCGGTGACGTAGGGCACCTTGAACAGGTTCAGGACCGTGGTGAAGACCGTGGCCGGAACCGGGAGCAGCTGGGTGCCGGTGCCCAGCTCATCGCGGAAGAACTGCAACTTGCCTTCGTAGTTCTTCAGCGTCGGGGTCTCGACGTTGCCCTCATCCTCGACGGTCTTGGAGTTGTCCGTGTTGGAATCGCTCATCTTCAGCGTGTAGCCGGTGACGAGCGCGGGGGAGACGCGGGTGCCGGCGTTGATCTGTGCGGCGCTGGGGTTCTCGCCGTCAGTCAGGCCCAGCTCGGGAATCCAGAAGACCGCGATGCGCTTCTGGTTGACCATCTTGTGTGAAGACATTGTTCAGGACTCCTTACGCCACGAGGGCTTTGTCGAGTTCCATGCGGCCCTGCTGCAGGAACTTGGTGGAAAACTGGATCAGGTCATCATCAATGGTGTCCTGGGGCTCATCGGCGGTGACCTTGAAGCTGTCCACGATCTGGCCCACGGCCAGCGGGACCGAGCGGGAGATGGCCGAGCGCCGCACGAGGTAGCCCGTCCGGCGTCCGTTCTTGAAGAAGCCGAACGCGCGAGCGAACGCGGAAGCGGTCTCGGCCAGATCGCCTTCGCGGAAGAAGGTCAGAGCCGCCTCGTAGTTGTACCGCACCGGGGTCTCGGACTCGGCATCCTCGCAGATGGTCCGCTTGGTGTTCACGTCCGACTTGGTGGGGTTCAGCGTGTAGCCGGAACCGATGGAGCACGAGATGTCGGTGGCTGCCGTGAACAGTGCCAGGGACGGAGCCAGAGGATCGTAGTCCGGGTCTTCGATGAAGTGAATAAGCGTCTTGCCAGAAATGAGCTTGCCCATTTAGTTGCCACCTTCCTTTTCTGCCTCAGAAGGCTTGGGAGCCGCCTCGGACTTGTGTGCCGGGGTGATGTATTCCCCGAACATTTTCTTTTCGATGCCTCGCTGGCGCTGCACCATCGACGCCTCGGAAACCTCCTGAAGGTCAGGATAGATTTCCAGGTAGGTGCGCGGGACTACCTGCACCAGTTTCGTCTTGTTGTGCTTTGCAATGACTGTCAGGCTTTCAGACACGCTAAACTCCAATCGCTTTATTCCAGTTTATCAGCAAGGCAATTCCGTGCTGGGCTAAGGGTTTATCAGGTAACGGTAGGACTGTGTGGCGGAAAAGCGCGTCGGCTGCCCGAGAGTAGAAATCTCCCCGATGCCGGCGAAAAATGCCGGGCCAACCTCGCCGCAATGCGCCGGCTCGAATCCGATGATCTTTCCCCACGCGATGGAATGCACCTGCCGCGCCGCGTCATCATCCCCGGCGATGCCGTAGGTGGAGAACCCCTGGATGAAGGAATCCTCGGTGGCGCCGATGATGCCGTTGACCTTCTTGGGCGGCTTGGTCAGGCCGGCGAAGGCCACCACGAGGTGCGGCTTGATCTTGCCGTAGGCGTCCATCGGTATGGCTGCGCCGTCCGGCACACTGCCCTCGAAGACTTCGATGAAGGGGAGGGTGCGGAAGTGGGCCAGAATTTCCTGCTGGGAGGTGTATGGGTTGATGGTCATTGGACTTTGATGCCCCAGCCTTTCAGTGTGTCTTTGATGGCGTGCTGTCCGTTCATGAGGGCGTTCATCGGGGTGATGACCTTCTCCCCGAGGTTCCCGCCGTCGTTCTGGATCAGGAAGTATTTCTCCTTGATGCGGAGCCAGCCCACCCGGATGGTGGTGGTGTTGCCGTTGCGGCGCACATCGACATCGAGGGCCTGGTTCATCTGGAAGGTCCAGTTGCGGTTCGGCTTCCCGGGGGAGAGCGAGGAGGGCGTGTTGTCGATGGTCCACCGCGCTGCTTCGAGGCCCGCGACTCCGGCCTCCAGCGCTGCTTCCTCGACATCGGCCATCATGCCCTTCTCGGCCTGCAGGACGTGCTGGAACAGCCCATCTGTCAGCGCCTTGTGCCCGAGGAGCCCGGCCATTATGCGCCGTCCTGCTTGGCGTTGAAGCCGCAGTGCAGGACGTAGGCCCAGTCCTCCGTGGCGCCGAACCAGCCACGGACAAACAGCCGCTCGCCCAGGATCATGTCGTTGCCCTCGGAGTCGGTGGCCAGGATGGTCACCATGTCGTTGGACTGCCAGCGCAGGTCTGCCGGCGCCGGCTCGGCCTCGTTGCCATCGAAGGGCAGCATCAGCTGGGTCATCTGGTTGTCCGCTGCGTCCGATACGAACTCGCGGCGCGTGGGGCGGGCGATGCGGTCAATGTTGGCCCGGCCCAGATACAGCAGCTGGGGCACACCACCCTCGTAGGCGCCGATGGCTTGGTTCCACTTGGCCGTGGTGGCGCTCACGCGCTCGATCTTCACCCGGCCAGTCATGGCCGAGTTGATGACGGGCATATGGTGCTCGGCCCACCCGTCCGGGAAGACGGATGTTCCTAAGCCCACAGCGAGCCCCCGTGGATTGCCTCGAACTGATCGAACGGGGTCACCGGGTCAGAGAAGTCCACAACGAGGAACGTGCCGTCAGCCGCGTCCGAAGTCTCCTGGACCCGGTTGCCCCGGGCGCGGAGGTCTTGCGCGAGCAGGCGCATGGCGTTGGCCACGGCGGGGCCATCGGTCTGCAGATTCTCCTTGCGGATTTTCTTGGAGACCATGGCCTCATTTGCCGCGAGGGCCGTGATCGCGTCGGCGGCGGCATGAAATACATTTCCTGAATTGATGGAAAGGTAGCCGGTGATGAATGCGTCCGAGAAGTAATACTCGCCGGGCGCCGTGGGGTTCATCGGATCGCGCCGGAGCTGCGTGTCAGAAATGAGGAGACGCACCTGCCCAACAGGTGTCTCTGGGTCCAGGGGATTTGCGTCTTCAGCCATAGACCAATTCTACCGGAATGCAAAACGGCCCCGGCTATTACCGGGGAGCAGCCGATAAAAGCCGGGGCCGTCCACCACACTACCGGAGGAGTAGCACCACAATTCAATAGTACAGCATTCTGAATTTGGCCGGGAATGGCAGAAGCCCCGCCAGGCGATAAACACCGGCGGGGCTTCTTCGGTCAGAACTAGGGGACGATGTACTGGCTCGGGGCTGCGGTAGCCTCGGCGCCAGTGGAGGCCAGCAGGCCCTGACCGTTGAGGAACGCGCCGGCCACAACGTGGCGGACGCGGTACTCGCCCGTGTCGTTCAGCAGCGAACCTTCAGTGCCCGGAACAGCGCCGCCACCGAGGTAGTTGCCACCCGTGCCGGAGATGCGAAGCTCGGGAGCCTCGTGGTTCTGCAGGAAGGCGACACCGATGGAATCGCGGGTGCCGTCCTTGCCGCCATCCGGCACCAGGTACCAGGTGGTGGCCGCGTTGCCGGTCTGGTCGATCTGCTGCAGCCAGTCCGTCGCGGTCAGAGCCACGTCGGAGTTGGTGGTGCCGGCCTTGATTTCGCTGGTGTTGTTCGCGTTGCGGATCGTCAGTTCCTTGACGGAGAGCAGGTATTCGGCCTGATCCTTCATGGAGGTCGGAACGATGAGGCGGAACTTGGGGACCGTCACAAAGCGTCCGTTGACCTTGCGGGCACGGATGGCCTTCTTGGCGAGAGCCAGGGAGTCCAGCGACAGCTTGTACTGCTTGTCGAACAGGCTGCCAGCGTTCAGGTTGCCGTTGCCGGCAGAGAACGTCGCGGAGTTCGGGCCACCAGCCGAGGCGAGGATGCCGTAGGCTTCCGTGTCCTCAGTGTTGGAGGCAAGCTCCAGCATCTTGGTGGGGATGGACTTGATGAGGTTCCACTCATCGTTGATGACCATTTCCCAGGTGAACGGGAACCGCGCGCCTTCCTTGTAGAGCATGATGCCCGACGCGGAGGTGGTGAAGCCGAAGGAGGGGTACTCCGTGCCTTCAGGGACGCGGGGGAGGGACTGCGGCTTGGTCTTGGCGCCGCCGTTCTCGTCCAGGTTGGTGTTGTCATCGAAGTTGAACTCGCGGAACCACTGCGGCTTGAAGTCGTTGAACTTCAGTTCGACGGCGAAGTCCTTCCACGTCTGCACGCGCTGGGCGTACTGAGCTTTGAGCTTCTGGGAGACGCCGATGCCGAACGCGGCGGCGAGGTCCGAGCTGGAGAAGGATTCCGTGATGTACGCGGTGCCGTCCACGAGGGCCTTGACGCGGCCCTGCGCGGTGCGGTCGCCGTTGAGTGCAGCGCCGAAAACCTTGCCGGCTTCTGCAACGTTCTGGATAGTCATTTCAGCCTTCCTTATGCCGCGTCTGCGGCGATGCCGTTGTTGAGAATCTTGACCAGCACCGGGCCAGCCGGAGCGGTCTTGACGCGGAGGGCCACGCCAAACAGCTTCGAGCCGGCGGCAAGGGTCGTGGTCAGGGTGTTGTCGGCCTTGATGTAGACCGGACCACCGACAGTCGTGGCTCCGGTGACCGTCAGGAGCGCGGAGCCCTTCAGAGCAACGGAAGCGAAGCCGGGCTCGTTGCCGGAGGCAGAGCCGGAAGGCTGGGTGAGGGAGGCGCCGGCACCGAGGGTGATGGTCTCCGTGACGGAGGCCTCAGCGGTAACGGTGACTGCGTTGAGGATGCCGATGCGCAGCGGGACACCGGACTTGGTGCCCGTGGGCACCGGAAGGGAAATGTAATCCGCTTCCTTGAAAACTGAGTTCTTCATTGTGACGCCTTTCGGTAGCCGTACCTATTTACTAGTGTACGGCATTTGGAAAAAAGAGTAATTGAGTAAAGCGTGGCCGAGATTGTGTGCCCGTGAAATCCTTCATGAGGCACACAACCCGGCCTACTGCATTGCCCGAAAGCCGTCTGCAGCGGACGAGATTCAGACCACCACCTAGTTAGTCACCGAACATGGTGGCGCCGATTTTGGCGCCTGCTGCTTCCTGAAGTTCCTCGGAGCCGTTGCCCCGAAATTCCTTGCCGGATTCCTCAACGATGGTTTCCAGGTACTTCTTCTCGGCGGAAATGGCTTCCGCGAGTTCGGTCCCGGATTCCACAGCTGCGATGACCTTGGCGTGGGCTGCCTTGGGCAGCTCGGCCTCGACCAGCGCGCCGGCAATCTCGGCTGCGGACGGTGCCTTGGGCTCCCCGGCCTTCTGGGCTTCCACCAGGGCTGCCTCCTTGTCGGCGTCTTCCTTGGTCTTGGCCTCGACCAGGGTGTTGACTGCTTCGGCGGTCTTGTTCGTCGTCTCGATGAGAGCGCTCAGAGCCGCTTCGAGTTCCTTGTCCATCTTGATGGGTTCCTTTTCTTCTAGGGGCTCTGCACCACTCTCGGATGCAGAAATCTGGTTGCGGGCGGATTCCAGCATTTCGCCAAACTGGCCACCGGCCCCGCCCTGGGTCACGATGTCCACCGAATGCACGGCGACAAATTTCTTCAGCTCCATGCCGTTGGTGCCTTCAACCATTTCGCCGGCAGCCCGGATCGAAATGTCAATCAGGCCGGCCTCGGCCAATTCCTTGATGCGCTCGCGCTCGGACTCGACAATCGTGAGGTTGGCCCACAAATCCTTGCCGTCGTATTCGGCGGACTCGGAAAGGTAGCCAACGATGTCGTCAATGCTGCGCTCGGGGCGATTCCACTTTTCATCGGCGGAAGGGTGGTTCTTGAAGCTGCGGACGCCCTTGCCGAACAAATGCTTCCCGGCCTCTACTACCTCTTTGGGGTAATAGGCCGAGGTGCCCTGACGGTCGCCTTCGATGATTTTGATGCGCCAGGTTTTGCCTGTCAGTTCAGCGGGCTGTAGTTTCCGCGCCTCGCTGATTTCTGTAACAGTCATTGGGAATCTCCATTCGTCTATTCCATATTACCAGTTTGATTTTCTGGGGCTCTTGGAATAAACACCAAGGCAGTGAGCGCCCTACTTCCCGGCGCTCACCGCTTGGCCTGCTGCGCGTCCTTGCGGTACGAGTTGTCGCCGTTGGAGGGGGCGGTGGAGGCGTCCTTCTTGACCTTCGGCGCCTTGCCGCCCGCCGGCAGGGCCGCAGGTCCGGGCTTGCCCGGGACGCCGCCGGCAGGGTTTTCCTTGGCCAGCTTCTCTGCGTGCTGGGCAGCCAGCTCGGCCTGCTTCTCTGCCTGCTTGGCCGCGAGGATCAGGTTGCCCAGCTCCTCCTCGGTCGGAACCTTCTCGGGATCGTAGTCCAGATCGAGCACCTTGCAGACCAGAGCACGCATCTCCTTGTCACCGAACAGGTTCAGCGGGAGCAGGGAGACAATCGACTGAATCTGGCGGTAAACGGCCTCCTCCTCGATCTTCTCGAAGGACACCTTCACCTCGAAGCCGAGGTAGTTGAAGATCGACTCGAAGAACATGACGTGCTCGGACTGGCGAGCCCTCATGACCTTCTCGTTGGAGCTGCCCAGCGTCTCGGCAGAGGCGCGGTTGGCGTTGCCGGCGTCGGCGGTCAGCTCGTTGAGCGGCACGTTCAGGCCGGCGGCGACGTAGCCCGCCAGCGGCAGGCCGGCCTCGAAGTCCACGGAGCCGCCCGTGCGGCCCACCGAGGAGATGGTGGAACCCATGCCGGTGACGGCGGTGGCGCCCACGGACTGGGGCTGGCCGGTCAGCGGATCGGTGCTCGGCGCGGAGCCGACCTTGGTGGCCGCTGCCTTGGCGTTGGCCGCTGTCGGCGTGGCTACCTTCCAGGCGAACCGCGAGTAGGCCTTCACCAGCGTGGCCTGGCACTCCAGGAACTCCTTGTGGGCCTTGGCCCAGAAGATCACGCTGAGGAGGTCAGGGACGCCCCACTTCCACCCGGTCTGCTTGTTGACGCTGTGCGCCGCGATGCGGGAGTCCTGATTGACCTTCTTGCCCTTGAACTGCCGGGGAAGCCTGCCGTACTCCTCGGCGTCGTAATCGACGGCGGGGTAGTATTCGACGTTCTCCTTCTCCACTTCCTCCAGCGTGGTGGCCTTGGTGGTGATGGTCTTCCACTCCCGCCTGTAGAACCAGATTTCCTCGGAGTTGTCCGGGTTGGAGACCGTGCCGGTGATCTGGCGCATGGGCACACGGGCCACAGAGCCGTTGGTGGACTTGGGGCCGGGCTTGGTCACCAGCAGGAAGAAGTTGCCGTCCGTGGCAAGGCAGTTCTCCATCTCCTCCTGGGCCTTGTCTGAGAGGAGGTACTTCTGGTTGACGGCAGACTTGACGAACGCTGTCTGCTTCTCCAGCCCCTCCAGCTTGATGCCGTTGCCCCAGATGTAGGCGTGGCGCACCGCGAGGCCGCGCTTGATGATGGGGTTGATGACCGCCAGCGCGCGAGTGACCTGGGTGTAGCCCTTGATGGCCGACAGCGGGAGCTCGTTCATGTCCGCGTCTTCGCCCAGCGGGCGCCAGCCGATGTTGTCCAGCGCGAGCTGCACGTCGGCCAGCGACTCGGCCAGCTCGTTCACCTTGCCGGCCAGCGCGGCGTTGGCTGCCTGCGTTTCCAGCAGCTCGGCCATCGGTGTTCCAGCCGACTCCGAGAATGTCATTGCCACTCGCTGGCGCGGTGCGCGTTTCCTGGACATGAAACTCCTAAAGTCAATGGCTGAATGGACAGCACTCAGTCCATTCTATCAACTGGTGCTTTATTGCTTTTTGCGCACCAAAACAGCAAATCAGTAAGGACTAATGCTGGTTTCGTAGGCGAACAGGAAATCCTCGGGCATGGTCTCGAATTGCGTGCCGGCCTCCAGCTTGTGGACGGCATTTTTCGGATCGAAGCCCAAGTTCATCTGGGCATAGGCGGCGGCGTCGGCGTAGTCAGGGGATTTGCCGGTCTTGGCCCGGATTTCCTCTTTCGACGCCACCTGCAGGGCGCTCCGGGTGTTCTTGAAGTGGTATTCCAGATCGCCCAGTTCCTTGATGAGTTCGGTGTCCGCCTCATCAATATCCACCCGGCCATTCAGCATGTCCTCGCGCAGGGTGTCGTACATCTGGGCGCGGCGGTTCAGCCATTTGTCGTTGTCATCCGAGGCCGCGTTGCCGATGATGCCGATGGTCTCGAAGCGGCCCTCGGACTTGTTGGTCACCATCTCGTAGACGCCGGCACCGATGCCCACGCCGTCGATCCTGACCTCATCCACAAAGTTGTCGTGGGCCAAGGTCACCACGCGCGCGGCGGTCTCGGTCAGGGTGGTCTTGTTCCACTTGTCCAGGAATCGGAGCACGCCGTCCTGGTAGATGTAGACCACCGTGTAGTCGCCGCCCATGCGGGCCACGTCCACGCCGAGGCGCGGCTTGGAGTCCTGCCGGTGGACCAGCTCTGTCACGCGGCCCATGGTCAGGGTGCCCTCGGGGAACAGCGCGTTGGTGCCGTCCATCGAGAACTCGCCCAGCACCTTGGAGCGGAAGCGCGGGGAGTCCTCGCCCCACTCCTTCTTGCGGTCCTCGATCCACTGCAGCGTCACCAGACCGCCGGAGGCCTCCTCCGGGAAGTCCTCGCCCGTGACGTTGGGGGAGTCGTAGGAGTTGATCGTGATTTTGTGCCAGGTGTCGTTGTTGGTCTTCCAGATGGCGCCGAACGGGGTGTTCACGTCATCGGGGTTGCCGATGGCCAGCGCGGCATCGTACTTGCCTGTGGTGATGGCCGAGACGGCGGTGAAGATGGTCTCGGGGATACCGCAGGACTCATCGAGGACCGCGAGCACACCCTGCCGGCGGTGGATGCCCTGGAAGGCGTGCTCGTTGGTGTTCGAGGGCTTGCGCCCGAAGGCGCGCTTGACCCGCAGCTCGGACTTCCACTCATCATCGAGGGAGATGTCGCCCGGGAGCTTGCCCTTCATCCGGTGGTCGCGCAGGTACTCCCAGATGATGCCCAGCTGGGGCTGCGTGGGCGCCGTGGTGACCGCGATGGAGTCCAAGTCCTTGCGGGTGTCCACCCACCACGCCACGATGATGGACGCGACAAAGGACTTGCCGACGCCGTGGCCGGACTTGACCGCCACGCGCTTGTACTTCAGCAGCGCCTGGGCAATCTCGATCTGCTTGGCCCAGAGCGTGTAGCCGAGCTTGTCCTTGGCCCAGAGGGCGATGTCGGTCTTGTAGCGCTCGTTGAGGGCGGCCTGCTCCAGCTCGGCGCTGGCAGCCCTCATCGCATCAAGAATGCTCATCTGCTCGTTCCTGCTCCAGCTTTGCCAGCACGGTCTCCCATGTGGCCCTGTCCTCGTAGATCACCCAGACGGCCTTCAGCAGGTTGACGATGAGGGTGTAGTGGGAGTCCGTGGCCGAGAACAGCCGGGTCTTCACTGCGGCCCAGTCAGGCTCCTGCCCGTCCCGGTCATAGAACAGGTCCAGAACGTCGGTCACGTCTTTGGTGTAGATGGTCTCTTTGGCGCTCATGCTTCTTCTACTCCCTCAGTCAGGGCGCGCTGCGCCTCGGTGGTGAACAGCTCTTGGAGGACGGGGCCGGTGAGCTGGCCCTGGATTTGCTTGATGGTCTTGCTGCTGGTCAGCACCTGCTCGATGTGCGCCTGCATTCCTGCGGAGATGGCGAAGATGGCCCGGAGGATGAGCTGCGTCTGGGCTTGGGTCAGCTCCAGCAGCTTGTCCTCGGCGTTGCGCTTGTTCTCCTTGTTGATGCCCTGCAGCTTGGCGATTTCCTGCAGCAGCTTGATGACCAGCTCGTAGTCCTCGGCGCGGTCGGCAAAGCGCAGGCGGTCATTGACCTGCGTGAGCAGCACTTCCAGGCGCAGTTCCTGGAGGACTGCCTGCTCCTCGGGCGGCATGATCGTGCGCGAGGTGATGAACTCTTTCCAGACGGTCACCACTTCTTCGACCTCGGCGCCCGTCTTCATGGCTATCTCCTCGAAGGAGTAGCCCTTGGTGCGCAGGGGGACAACTTTCGCCGTGAAGGCGTCCATTGTATTCAGATCATCGGCCATGTCAATAGCTTACTAGACCCAGACTTTTACACACCGATTCACACAGCCTGTGGAAAACAGGAAGGCCCCAGATGGTGGAAGTCATCTGGGGCCTCGCTGTGCAGGGTGAATAGGCCTGCGGTCCTTCTCATGGGGGGTTATGGGAACCCGTGAGGTGTGGTGGATTTGAACCACTGCGCCTCCTGGCTTTACGGGCCAGTGCGACGCCTGCGGGAGTTTACGGCTCC